TGGCGGCGCGGTACGCCGTGCCGATCATATCGTCCGGAAAGGGCTACTACAAGCCGACCTGCGTCACCGACGTCATCAAATGGGTGGATCAGGAGATGCACCGCGCGTTCTCGGTCTTCCGGGCGCTCCGCGGCGCGAAGGAATACATCCTCGCGCACGCCGGAGAGATCCCGGACGAATACATAGCAAAAAGAACATGGCTTAAAAAATTACTTAAGAGGAGACAAAGCAATGGCTAATCTAAATTTTACGAGAGTGGTCATCGGCGGCAGACTTACCGCCGATCCCGAACTCAAGACCACGCCGAACGGAACTTCGGTGTGTCAGGTCACCGTGGCGGTGAACAATCCCGGCAAGGACGCGGGAACTTCCTTCTACGACGTCGTCGCATGGAGAGGCACGGCGGAGCTGCTTGAAAAGTATTTCCATAAGGGAAGTTCTATCTGCGTTGACGGTAAGCTCACGCAGCGCAGATGGACGGACAACAACGGAAACAAGCGTTCGGTCATCGAGATCAACGCGGACACCGTTAATTTCGTAGATTCGCGTGACGAAGCTCCGAAGGCGGAAGCAAAGCCCGAACCGGTAGAGCCGAATTGGGACGAGCTGGGGGACGGAGAGGAACTTCCGTTCTAACCTATAGTTGATAATGTTTAAATCCGCGCCGGGTACGCGCAATAGACGGAGCGTTGCTTAGGCGTTCGAGAGGGTTCCTTTGAGGTGTTTACGAATTGTAAACGGCTCGGTGCGGATAAAATACCGAAAGGAAACGAAAATGAAAGCAGGGATCGATTTCTTCCCGCTTGAAGTCGTTGACGATCGGAAACTTAAGCTGATCAAAGCAGAATACGGACTTGTCGGATGTGGCGTAGTCGTTGAACTCTGGCGGATGATATATCGGGAGGAAGGTTACTACGTTGTGTGGGACAACGACGTTGCATTGGTGTTCGCGCAGGATAATAGAGTGGGTCCCAGTGTTGTGTCAGAGGTCGTAAACTCTGCTTTGAAGCGGGATATTTTTGACAAAGGTATTTTCGATCGGTACGGTGTGCTTACGTCGCACGGTATCCAGAAGCGTTATCTTGACGCCTGCTCAAGGCGCGTTTCTGTAAAAATCGAGAAACGATACCTTTTGTTAAGTGCGTCCGAGATTCCGAAAAATGTCAACATTTTAGGCGAAAATGTAAACATTTCTTCCAAAAATGTAAACAGAAACGGACAAAGTAAAGTAAAGGAGAGTAAAGTAAAGGAGAGTATATATTCTTCTTCGTCGGCAAGCCGACTCGACGGTGTGCAAAAAGACTTCGATGAGTTTTGGAATGTGTACCCGAAGAAGAAAGCGAAAGCTGACGCTCTCAAAGCATGGAAAAAACTAAATCCATCAGCCGAGCTGAAGGATACCATCCTCAAGGCGGTGATCCATCAGAGGCAGACGCACGATTGGACGAAGGACGGAGGCAAGTACATACCGCTCCCGGCAACATGGCTGAACGGTCAAAGATGGACGGACGAGGACACCGAAGTTCAGGGATCGTTCGATACCGATGACTTTGCGGAGAGATCCTTCGCCAATGCAAAGAGGATGGCTGAAAAGCTGAAAGAGAAATATAGCAAGGAGGTAAAGTAATTGAAGGCAAAAATTAATATTGATTACGTTAATTCTATCGTACCCCCGGATCAGCTTGTAGAAATGTACGATCCATATACAGTTCTTGATTGCGTTGAAGGATACGCAGAACGAGATGAGTATGCTATGTTTCTGAGGCTCTTGTCAAAGAAATATTTTGAGCCATTGTATGAGAAAAAAGGATTTCGGATCGATCTTGACGATCATTCGATTCCAGATCCATCAGATTATACGGACATAACAGAGATGCGTCGGAACGTCGAGTTTATAGTCAGTTATGACGGCAATAAGGCAAAGCACGGATCTATTGTACTTACTCTTGACCGTGTTCTCGACGACTGGTGGACAGATCATCTTGACGGAGGTAATCCATGAAAATAGTAATACCCGGCAAGCCGAGAGGCAAAGGCAGACCGCGCTTCGGCAATGGAAGGACGTACACGGACAAGGCGACGAGGGAGTATGAAACCCTTGTTGCCACGATAGCGGAGCAGGAGATGGCAAATATCCGCGCCACGGTGACGGAAAAGCCGGTCAGCGTGTATATTATAGCTCACTTCGCTATTCCGAAATCCACGCCGAAGAAACGGATCGCAGAGGTACTTTCAAATCCACCGAAGACGAAGCCCGACGTCGATAATATAGCAAAAATCGTTCTCGACGCTCTGAACGGGATCGTCTTCGCCGACGATAGGCAGGTGGTGAGCTGCACCGTGGAGAAGGTGTATTCGGAATCTCCTTGCGTTGAGGTGATCGTAAAAGAAAATGGATAATGTTCAAGAGACAAATATCTTCGATGAAGAAGAAATCCACGAAAACTGTACCGTGCAGATTCTTAAGAACTCTGTCACGGGCGAAATAAGTATAGGATGGTGGGAAAATGACAAGAAAGCAGATACTTGATAACGCGAAGCATTGTGTATGTGGGCAGAGGGAGCAGGATTACGGATCGCCGGAGGACAATTTCGGGATCATAGCGAAGCTCTGGAACGCATACACGGGAGTGGAGCAGTTCGACGGGACCGACGTTGCAATGATGCTTGCGCTGCTGAAAATAGCGCGGATCAGGACGGGCGTCGGGACTGAGGATAGTTTTATCGATCTTGCGGGCTATGCCGCTTGCGGGGGCGAGATAAAAACGAAATCCACAGAAGAAAATTGAAATCCACAAATTGAAATCCACAGAAAAATTACCGATATGAGCAAACTTGTAAACAAGGGAACGGATTTTGATAACACGCCGGTGTGGTCAATGCTGGCGAACGCGATCGTAGCGAAAGCGGCAGACGATTACAGAGCGGCGCTGGCGAAGCGGGATCCGGAGAAACAAGCGGAGATCGAATCGTTCTTCACGGGAACGTGGATCTATATGCTTACGAAATTAGACGGCGTATCCCTGATGGACGCGATAAAGAAGGAGGTGCTTACTTACGGATACGGGAAAAAGACTGCGCGATTTGCTCGCCGAGGTAGGCAAAAATCAAAAGTGGCTCTGCGAGCAGACGAAAATCCCGCAACAGAGAATTTCACAATACTGCTCCGGGACGAAGATGCCGATACGTCATCTTTTGGTTATCGCATACGTGCTGGGCGTGTCTACTGACGAGTTGTTAGATTTTGAAAAATTTATCGAGGAATATGAGGATCAGATGGATAGGGAAAAATCGACCGGGGGCGGGGTCTCCCCTGCCCCGGCGGATCCCGTCGAGCCGGTAACCGGGGAGGAGGTAAAACACAATGCCTAAAGGAGTATACAATCATAAAAAAGCGAGCGCCCGCGGCCGGCCGCCTATGAGCGATGACGCAAAAAACAAGCTGCGTCATAATATGCAGCTCGCAGCCCTTCCTCCGGTCAACGTGGACGACCCGGCAGCAATCGCCGCCCGGATTCAAGAATATTTTCGGCTATGTCTGGAAAACGGCGTATCTCCGACGGTGTCGTCTATGGCGCTATCTTTTCATGTTCATCGGCGCGTCTTGTATCAATGGGCATATAAAACACCCCGAAACGATCCGCGGGCGCTGGTTCGCGACGCTTACGAGGTAGTAAACAGCTTTACCGCTGATATGCTCGTAGATGGAAATATAAATCCCGTTGTCGGTATGTTCCTATTGCAAAATAACGCCGATTACGTCAACCAGCCAGACGCGCACGAGGATTTAGCCCCGTTGCAATTAAAGCCCCCGACGACGCGCGAGGAGTTACAAGCTAAATATCTTGCCGCCGCCGAGGACGTGGACGAGGACGAAAAAAAGAGCCTTTAAAGGCTCTTTTTTTGTGCGTCGCGTATGATTTGTTTTATCTGCGCCGCTAACGGCTTTTCCGGGTCCAATAGTGCTATTATATCGGCGTCCGTCTTGCGGTTCAAGCACATTGTAATATTTATACTGTGCGTCGCGTGGTATTTCCTCTGTGCGGCGTATTTTGTCGACTGTTCGTATTTTTTTTGATCGTCCGCGTGGCTCATAGTCTCACCCCCTCCCGCGCCTCGATTTCGGCGTTTATGGTCTCTTGCTGATTTATCAGCGCGTCGGCCAGTGCATATTGCCCGCGCTTTTCTGCGCGTCTGATCGCCTCCGTCAGTTTATCGGACTTGACGATCAGGGCGGCGAGCTGTGACGCCTTCCGCGCCTCCTTGACCGGATCCGGCGGGGCGTACCGTGTGCGCCTTCGGGCGGGCGCTCTGGATCGCGGCGCCGGTTTCGCTTTTTTCCCTGCGCCGCGGGCCGCCGCCAACAGCAGCAGCCCGACGCCGAGCGAAATATAAAATACTGTCATTGTTTACCCCCTTTCGGGCCATCCGGCTATATAATCAGCGGGTGCCGGGAATGGCTCGTTAAAATATTGATGCCGCAATAGCGCATTATTCCATGCGCTACACCCGGAGACCGGGACAGCGGACGCGGGGCCGAAGGTGCGCGAAACGGTGCAGCCGTTCGCCTCGAGTGTTTGCGCTGTCCGTTCAAGGTGTCGCGCGGCGTGGCCTATGGTCAAATACCGCGCGCCGGTGTCGGACGTAAAGTGATATATAAATACGGGTTTTAAACTGTCAGAATTGAGTCCCAGAGCGAGCCGTCCGCCTTTATCGGTTGATATGGCTATTAAATACTTTTTCATCATCCGCGCCCCCTTTAATGTTTTTTAAATGCCAGCACGTCACCGCGCTGGAGCTGCCAGCAGCCGACGCCGCGGCACGCGCAATTTTGACAGTTACCGCCGCACAATAACCAGTTATCCGGGACGTCGTCCCCGTCGTTGTAAACTTCCGTCTCCGGGAATTTGTAAGGGTTTTTGCACTTCCAGCCGAACCAGTTAGAAAAAACGATCTTAAAATTATCCGGGATCGCGCCGCCGTCGCGGATAAATTCGTTTACAAATTCATATCTTTTAGTAAACATTAGGACCGTGCAGCCGGGATTACTTGCGACGACCGTAACAAGGCGTCTAAAATAATCCGCGTCGGGACAGTCGCCAGACACGTGAACTCTGAAATAACGATTAATGCATAACGCCGCGTCGAGCTGCTTAAAATAGCTGTCCGGGTTATTATTGTATAACTCCAGATTACTATTATACGCATTCTTGACGTTGCTATAACGCTGCATACGGCGCGCGTAACATTCTTTAAAACAAGGCGCGTCCGGGCGGCACGTTATACACGGCGGAAGGCTGATCGACGGTATTTGACCCATTTTTACGTTTCCTTTACTGATCTTTAATTCTTTCATGATTTTTCTCCTTATAGTTGACTTTTTTATATTTGTCCGCTATAATAGGAGAGCGGACAGCTCCTTGTTGTGTGGGGTGTTTGCGTTTTGGTCGCTCTGGGTGCAAGCCGGGGCGGCCTTTTTTCGCCTCCTTTCTGTAAATCATTGTATCATAGCTTTATCTATATGTCAATACTTTTCATAAAAATATTTTCAACTTTTTTTATATTTTTTGCCGGTCTACCCTTCCCCCGGAGGGATAACGCCCAGCGCCGACGGTGTGCGCGTTCCGGGTGTGCGTCCCTCGGTGATCCGCTGCCGGTGTGCGCGTCCGGGTGCGCTCTGGATCGCGTCGCCCTGATCCGGTGCGGGTGTTCTGGATCTGGTGCAGGCCGTCCCCGCTGCCGGTGCTGCCGTGTGCCGGATCCCTCCGGGCGTGGTCTGCGCTTTATGTGCTATCGGTGGGGATTTATATATTATATTTACTATGATTTTATCCTTTAAGTGGGGATTATTCTTTATATTTGCCTTGTTTTTGCTCTGTTATGCGTGATTTGCGCTTTGTTTTGGGTGTGTAGTGGGAGATATGCGGTTATTTGCGGGATTGGTGGGCGTTTGGTGCGTGATTTATGGGGGATTTGTGCGTTAAATGCGGGGTATTTTGGCTAAAACCTGCCACCAGCCGCCACTCTTAAAAATTGGATGGGATAAAATTGTCTCATCCTCTGCTTGCTGTCTCTCGGTCTGGTCTGCCCTGCTGTTGCCTTGCTTAATGCCTTATTTTATGGGGGTTTATGCGTTTTTGTGCATTTTGACGTAGCATAAAATCATGATTAAATGCCAGAACAGCCGGACGGGGGCGGGGGAAATGGCGGGTACATCAGGCGGGCGGGGTAAGCCCCAAAAATACATTGCAAAAATAAAAAGCGCAGCCCTGTCAATGCTGAATCTATAGCGAAACTGCGTGTTATAGACTAAAACTATAGCATAAATCAAAGCCATGTTCTTGACAACTTGCAGAAACTATGATATGATAGATTATGCTAATCGAAAAGGAGCAAACGCTTGGTTTCGTATTGCGTATATAATATATATACAAGTATATATATTATTATACGCTTATACGAAACTAACGGTAACGCTTTTCTTGGTTTACATTCTGCAACTTATTAAGGAGATAAGTGTAATGAAGAAGTGGATAGCGATCAAGGGCGACGAATACAGCGTACATGATACGAAGGACGAGGCGATGAAGGACGCTGCATCGGTGGCTTTGATGGAAGTGGACGAATACGGCGTAGACTGGGAGAGCGCCGAAGAGTGGTACGACTTGGAGGATAAGCAATGAGGGACTTAAAGAGGGCTATCGGGTACTTAAGGGTATCGACTGACGGTCAGGCAAAGGACGACAAGTACGGAGTTGACTTGCAGAAGGAGACTATACTTAAGTACGCTGACGACAACGGATACGTCATTGTCGAATGGAGGCTCGATAAATGTTCGGGTGCTTCGGACAACAGACCTTCGCTGAACTCGATACTGTACAATGAGACTGTATCGAATCCTCCGTATGAGGCGGTTATCGTATTCAAGAACGACAGGATTGCAAGAGACACGAAGCTGTACTTCTACTATCTGTACATTTTGGAGAAGCGGGGCGTGAAGCTGCTTTCCGCGAAAGAAAAGTTCGAGGAAGGATCGGAGATGGCGAACATCTACCGTTCCCTATTGCAGTTCGTGGCGGAGCAGGAGAGGAAGAATATTACCGTAAGGACGACGAAGGGGCGCGTCATCAAGGCTACGGCGGGCGGATATTCGGGAGGCAGACCGCCTTACGGATACGTTGTGAAGGACAAGCGGCTCGTCATCGATCAGAACGAGAGGGTGATCGTCATTCATATCTTCCGCAGACGGAAGGAAGGATGGTCTTATGAGCAGATCGCCGATGAGCTGACCGCCGCGGGGTTCGTTTCCCGGAAGGGTACGCCGTTCACGTGGTCGGGGATCCGTTCGATACTGAACAACGAACCGGTCTACCGCGGCAAGTACAGATACGGGACCGGCGAATGGGTCAAGGGAGAACATGAACCGATCTTTTAATTTCATCATTTCATAATTCAATTTTATCATTCAGCGCGACTTATGCTCGCCTTCTTACGGAGGAACTATGGATAAGCTCGCGCTGAAAATTTTTGAAGAACTCGAAAAGGACCCGGAGAACGTCGGACCCTATGAGGATCTTATGTCATTGGTCCTTGAGGGCGACCACGAACTGAATAAAGAGCTGCGTCCCGCCATCGTCAGGGGAATGAAGTTGAAGAAGGCTGACGCTCCCCGTCTGTTTGAACTCTACAAGACTTCGCTTCTGTTCGACGCGCCCTACGATTTCGACGCATATATGCTCTATCTTGAAATAAAGAGAGAGCCGAAGGAGAAGTTCTATCTACCCAGACGGAAGATATTGAAGTCCGCCGCCGACGCCGTTCAGGATCTCGTCGAGGACAAGCTGGACGAACTGTTCTTGTCTATGCCTCCGCGAGTCGGAAAGACGGCCTTTCTCGTTTTTCTCTATTCGTGGCTCATTGGGAAGTTCCCGGAGAAGAGCAATCTCTATTCAGCCTATTCCGATGCGATAACGTCCGCTTTCTATAGGGGCGTCTTGGAAATAGTCAACGATGACGTCACATATACTTGGAGAGACGTCTTTCCGGTCGCCCGCGTCGTCGCCACCAACGCTGCCGAGGAGACCATTTCGATCAATCGCAAGAAACGCTATCCCTCTCTAACGGCCCGGTCATTGTACGGTACGCTGAACGGGGCCTGCGACTGCGACGGATTTTTGACTTCCGATGACCTGATCGGCGGCATCGAGGAAGCGGTGAATCCCGACAGACTCCTTTCGACGTGGCAGAAGGTCGAAAACAATCTGCTGACGAGAAAGAAGGAGAAAACGAAGCTCTTGTGGGTCGGTACAAGATGGTCGGTCGCCGATCCCGCCGGAAGACGGATAGATCTTCTTGAAAACTCCGCCGAATTTAAGACCCGGAGATGGAGATCTATCAATCTTCCCGCCCTCGACGGGAACGACGAGAGCAATTTCGACTACGAATACGGCGTGGGCTTCTCGACCGAGACATTCAGACAGATAAGGGCTTCTCTCGAACGGAGCGGAGATATGGCTTCGTGGGAGGCGCTGTATATGTGCCAGCCGGTCGAGCGGCAGGGTACTCTTTTCCGTCCCGACGAAATGCAGTTCTTCAACGGCGAGCTGCCTTCGATCCAGCCGGACAGAAGATATATGGCGGTGGACCCCGCCTTCGGCGGCGGAGACTACGTTTCCGCGCCGGTGTGTTATCAATATGACGAGGACCGTTTTATCGTGGACGCCGTATTTTCCAACGCCGAGAAGGAAACGACGCAGCTTCTCGTCGCCGACGCCATCATAAAGAATCAGGTGGAAGCAGTACAGTTCGAGTGTACCAAAACGACTAAGGAATATATGGACGGAGTGGCGAAGATCCTCAAGGGCAAGGGGTACTCCTGCTCTCTTACGTATAAACCGGCTCCCAATACGACCGCGAAAGAGACGAGGATCTTCCAGAACGCCGGTGAGATCCGCAGTATGTACTTCCTTGAGGACGGAGCAAGGGACAAAATGTACTCTATGTTCATGCAGAACGTCTATTCTTTCAAACTCATAGGCAAGAATAAGCACGACGACGCGCCCGACTCCCTCTCTATGCTCGTCGAAATGTTCCAGAAGCGCAGGACCATCACCGCAATGAAGCGTATCTTCTGATTTTTGTGTTCGGTTTGTTGACGGATAGTCAAAAAAGCGTTATAATATACTTGGCTTTAGGTTTTCATTATCTTATCTCCTTTTAAAGGGCGGCGCTTCGGCGCCGTTCTTTTTTTATACACACTATACTGTGTTTGATTTGTTGCCGAAAAATCACCTTTTATGTATAATATAATACAGAGAAATGTCTGCCGCTCCCCTTTTGGGCGCGGTTTATCAAATTTTAGCGCGGAGGTAGCAGATGCCCTACAACGGAAGACGGGAGATCCTCGTAGATTACGATATGGTAACGCCCGCAAATGTACGGGAAGTGCTTGACTGCGCTATGGAAAAGCACAAGGTCAACCGTCAGGAGATAATGTATCTCTATGACTACTACAGAGGGATAACCCCTATCCTGCATAAGACGAAGGAAGTCCGCGAGACGATAAATCACAAGGTCAACGTCAACAGAGCGTATGAAATAATCTCCTTCAAGCTGGGCTACGCCTACGGAGAGCCGATAAAGTACATTGCTCACGGAAACGGCGACAGCGAGACCGTAGCGAAGCTGAACGACCTTATGATGCTTGCCGACAAGACGGAAAAGGACACCGAGCTTGCCCTTTGGGGGTTGATATGCGGCATCGGATACCGAATGGTGCTTCCCTCTCAGGGCGGAGAGCTGCCTTTTGAGCTTTTTACGCTCCATCCGGCGAACACTTTCATCATCAAGCGAAACGACGTCCGCAAAACCAAGCTCGCGGCGGTGACTTATATCGAGAGAGCGGACGGAACGACCGTCTACTCGGTCTATACTCCGACGCAGTTCATCACTGTCGAGGACAAGAATATCCGCGTCGAAGACAACCTTATCGGCATACCGATAATCGAATATCCCGAAAACACCGCGCTGCTCGGCGCGTTCGAGCCGGTCCTCGATCTGCTGGACGCAATATCCTCCGTAGAGAGTATGCGTATCGACGACGTGGAGCAGACGGTCAACTCGTTCCTTGCCCTTCTGGGCGGGCAGATAGACGAGGACGTTCTCGCCAAGCTGGAAAAGTTCAAGATGCTCTGTATGCCGGACGGAGTGGACGCGAAGTACATTTCCAAGCCTATGCAGCAGTCCGATATGCAGGTGCTTGTTAATTCTCTGTATCAGCAGGTGCTTACCATCGTAGGTATGCCGAACAGAAACGGCGGAACATCGACTTCGGACACCGGGACCGCCGTCGTTCTGCGCGACGGATGGTCAAACTCCGAGACTCAGGCGAAGATCTCCGAGCTGCTTTTCAAGTCTTCCGAGAGGGAGTTTCTTAAGGTCGCTCTCGATATATGCAGAATGTACGGCAGCGTGAATATGCAGCCCTATGACGTGGAAGTCAAGTTCTCCCGTCACAACACGGAAAATATGGCATCGAAAACGGCGGGGCTGGCTACTATGATAAACTCCGGCATAGCCCCGGCTGTGGCAATAGCGACCAGCGAGCTGTGGAGCGATCCGAACGAAGTATGGGAGCAGAGCAAGCCCTATTTTGAGAAGGCTTCAGAAGAAGAGGTCGTCGTAGATGAGGCTTGAGGAGATACACGAAGACTATACCGTATTCGAGTTTGACGCCATAAACGGGCTTTATGAGCTTTCGACCTACGAAGAGGCGGTCGAATACCTGAAGAAAAAGAAGCGCGAGGCGTTCTACAACGGTTATATGGGCGTGTATTATCTCATAGACGAGCCGTTCAGAGTCCCCGACGAGGATAAGGTGCTTCCGCTGGCGATGGAGACCGGCAACGGCGTACCCGTTGACGATATTCTGCTGGATGAGGACGGAGAGTACAGCGACCGATCTTATGCTGACGTTGAGCTTATCATTCGAACGGAGATACACAAATCCTACGTCAAAGGTCAGGAATACGCCGCCGAAGTGATAGAAAACGGCGGGACAAGGCTGGTGAAGCGGTGGGACGCGACTCTTGACGAGAAGACGAGAGAGACGCATTTCATCCTGCACGGCACGGAAAAGCCCGTTGACGGATGGTTTGAGACCTTCCGGGGACGAAGCAAAGCTCCGGGGCAGTTCGGCATCCCGGAAGAGGACTGCAACTGCCGGTGTATCCTTCAGTATCGGAGGAAAGATGGATAAATACGTGGAAGTCCGCTGCGGAAAGTGCGGAAAGCTGCTTTTTGAGGCGAGCATCGACAAGGGCAAGGTCAAGAAGATCTGCCCGCGGTGCAAGGAAATGAATATTTACAGCGTACCAAATAAGCGTACCAATCAGAAACCCGAATAAGGATTCTGTTTGGTACGTTTTTTAAGTCAGAGAAGACTTTAATCGCAGAATTTTGTCAGAGAAGACGTAAAAACGCAAAGATAGTCAGAGAAGACTATAAAACGCGGAGGAAAACACATGAAGATCACACTCAACAACATTCCCGGCTACAAGGAAGAAATGACCGCCGAAGAAAAACTCGCTCTCGTCCTCGGACACGATTTCGAGGTCGTGGACAAGAAGGTCTTCGACAACGCATCTTCGGATCTTGCAAAGTTCAAGAGAGAGAGCGGCGAGAAGATCGCGGCGGCGGCAACGGAAAAGGCGACTCTGGAAAACAGAGTCAAGGAACTTGAGACGACCATCGGAGCCGTCACAAGGGAAAACACGGTGAATAAATACAAGGCGAAGTATCTCGCGCTCGGTTATGACGAGGAAAACGCGGCGAAAGCGGCGGACGCTCTGACCGACGGCGATACTGAAACGCTTTTCACCATCCAGCAGGAAGCCGTGGAAGCGGCGAAAAACAACGCTATCGCCGACAAGTTGAGAAGCATGGGGACTCCGGCGTCCGGGTCTCCGCAGGGTCAGCAGATCTATACCCGCGAGCAGATCAAGGGAATGACCGCCGACGAGATCAACAAGAACTGGGACGCGATTTCCAAATCACTTTCTAATTCATAAGGAGTAAAACATGGCTATTGACAATTTCATCCCCGAGATATGGTCCGCAAGGCTTCTCGAAAATCTCCGCAAGGCGCACGTCGCCGCCAATCTCTGCAACAGAGACTATGAGGGCGAGATCAGACGCGCCGGAGACGTAGTTCACATCAACTCGTTCTCCCCCATCACCGTAGGGACCTACACCAAGAACACCGATATGTCGGCCGCGCAGACCCTCACCGGAGCGCAGACCAACCTTCAGATCGACCAGCAGAAGTATTTCAACTTCCAGATCGACTCCATCGACCGCGCACAGCAGATCCCGAAGATCATGGACGCTGCGATGAGAGACGCGGCTTACGGACTTCGTGACGTCGCGGATCAGTACATTCTCGGTCTGTACACCGGCGCTCCCGCCGACAACATGATCGGAACTGACACTACGCCCGCCACCACCTACACCGCCGCGACCGAGGCGTACAACAACCTCGTCAAGCTGGCTACCATCCTCGACGAGAACAACGTCCCCGATGAGTCCCGCTGGGTAGTCGCTCCTCCGTGGTTCCTCTCCCTCCTGCTTCTCGACGACCGTTTCGTGAAGCTCGAAGTGGACGCCGCGGGCGAACTTGAGATGAGAAACCTCGTCGGCTACGCCGCAGGATTCAGAGTCTACAAGTCCAACAACATTCCGACCGCGACCGGCACCGGCTCGACCACTCTGTATCACGTCATTGCGGGCTACGATCAGTCCATCACTTACGCGGAGCAGATCGTCGACGTTCAGTCATATGTCCCCGAACTCCGTTTCGCGGACGCCGTTAAGGGTCTCCACGTCTACGGCGCGAAGCTCGTCCGTCCCGCCACTCTCGCTGTTCACACCGTCGCCCGTCCGACTGCTCTGATCTGATGCTGTTTCGGAACAAGGTCACGGGTGTGAACTGGGATATTACCGGCGAGGAACGCATCGCCGAATATCTCGCCTCTGACGAGTATGAACCCGTGCTTGAAGCGAAACCCGCGGAGGCAAAAGCCGAGGCGAAGACCGAGGTGAAGACCGAGGCAAAAGCCGAGGCAAAGAGCAAGAAAAAGTGATGAAAGGAGCCGAGAGGCATGACACTTGCGGATAAGCTGCGACTGCTTAAAGTCGAATTTCCAAAGACCGACGGGGACACGCTTCTCGGCATCCTTGCATCTTCCGACGCCATCGTCTACAACCGGGTATACGGGTATCTCGATCCCGAAAAGACCTTCACGCTGAAGGAGGTCGAGGACATGGCGTCAGTCGAGATCGCCAAGCGTATTCTGTGGAAGCGCGGAGCCGACGGCGAACAGCTTCACAACGAGAACGGAGTGAACGTATCTTGGGGGACGAATCTCTCGGGATTCGACGACGTTTTCAAAGCGTGGGGTCTGCGTCCGTTCGTCGGAGCGCCCATCGTTAAGGGGGAATCCGTGTGAGGTGCATGGAGCGCAACAAGACGCTGATATACTATGCTCCTATGCTCGGTACTACTCCGATAATGGACGGCGACGTCGACACCTTCGAGCATGACGTTTCTTTCGGCGAGAAGACCGAGCTGTACGCCAACGTATCTCCGGCTATAGGATTTACCTATAGGGGATCGGGTCAGGCTGAAAGCGAATGGTTCGGACGCATCGAGAGATACGACAAGCAGATAATCATAGAGGGTGAATGCCCTTTTAAGGAACCGGCGGGACTCTGGATCGACGATCTTGACGCGCCGAATCCCGATTATCAGGTGCAGCGTATCGCGCAGTCAAAGAATTTCGCAAAGGTGCTTGTCAAGAAAATCGTATGATCGGCATAGAGATTGATAGCTTTGATATGGCCGAGATCGAACACGAAGTCATCAAGGGAACGAGAAACTTCGTGCGTTCCCTCGCAAGAGAGGGGCGGGATCTCGCGGCGCAGGGATTTGAGGAAGCGGAGTATCCGGGTACGAATGACGTGTACGTACACCTTGAGGAAACGCCCGACGAGAGCGACGTTGTGGCGACCGGCGACGCCGTTGCCTTCATCGAGTTCGGCGCGGGCATCACTCAGACGAATCATCCCGAAACCTACCCCGAAGTCGTACCGCACGGGCAGTTCGGCAAGGGCAAGGGCGCGAATCCGAACGGATGGATCTATTCGGGCGAAGCCGGAACGGGTCAGGTCGATCCCGTCCTGAACAGAAACGGCGAGGTCAGACCGGGCGTATACCGCACGAAGGGCAATCCCGCGCAGCCGATAATGTACGACACCGCGAATTATATGCTTAATCGGATCGAGAGGCAGATATGAAGGATATTGAGAATACTGTACTGAATACGGTAAAAACAGCTCTTGTGGCTGAATATCCCGACCTCTACTTTACTGCTGATTACGTCCCGCAGTCATCCAAGTTCCCGACCGTTTCATGCGTCGAGCTGTCAAACGTGACCTATATGCCGGGTACGGCTATGGATATGCAAGAGCAGCTTGCGACGGTGGAATATCAGTTTGAGGTCTTCACCTACGGAGCGGCGAAGAAGCGCGACGGCAAGAAGATACGCGACATCATCGACAGCGCAATGGCGACACTCCAATTCACGAGAACATTCTCAAGTGCGATCCCCAACTCCGCCGATCTTCGGATATGGCGGTACGTATCACGATACACAAAAATAATCTGAAAGGATATGCAGTATGGCTAACTCTACGATAAACACCAAGCTGAACATATCTACTTCGGCGACCTACGCTGCCGCGAACGACGTAGCGATCAAGACTTATCCCGACATTCTGGGGCAGCCCGAACGCATCGACGTCACCACGATGAGCGACAGCCGCCGCAAGTACGTCCCCGGAGTCCTCTCCTCGGACAACATGAGCTTCACTCTGAACTATGACGCGGCGACTTTCGCAAGGCTAAAGGGCTACGAAGCGCAGACGAATCTGTACTTCCGTCTTACCCTTCCCGACGGTCACTACTTCGCATGGCAGGGAACGCTCAAGGTCGGTTTTCCCGGCAAGGGCGTGAACGATGCTATCGAGTTCACCGTCAACGTGGAAGTCGGCAGCGCGTCTGACGTTTCCTACACCTAAGGAGGCACAACATGGCAACTTCCACTATTAACACCGTACTCAAGGTCGGGACCGAAGCGGCCGCCCTTAACGAGTATGCGATCAAGACCTACCCCGACATACTCGGAACGCCTGAAAGGATCGACGTGACTACTCTCTCGGATACCCGCAGAAAGTATGTCCCCGGCGTCGAGGCTTCCGACAATATGAGCTTTACGCTCAACTACGATGCGGCGACATACGCCGAGTTCGAGGACTATGCGGCTGAGGATAATCTTTTCTTCAATCTCGTTCTTCCCGACGGCGCAGTCTTCGCATGGCAGGGTACTCTTACCGTTGGCTTCCCCGGAAAGGGAGTCAATGACGCGATAGAGTTCACCGTCAACGTCGAGATCGGAAGCAACAGCAACGTAGCGTACACGGCTCCCGCCTGAACGCTGAAATAATAGCCCATCAAAGGAGAAAAAAGCATGGCAAAATCTACTATCACGTTTGAGTACAACGGCAAGGAGTACACTCTGGGGTACACCGCCGAAACGCTTTCCCGCCTCGAAAAGAGCGGATTCAGCTTCGGTAATCTTGCCGACCACCTCTTGACCGCGCCCGAAGAGATCTTCTACGGCGCGTTTGAGGAGAATCACCGCGACACTCCCCGAAGGATCCGCAGAGAGATTTGGAAGGAACTGTGCGCGGACTCCGACGAAGGAGATTCGCTGACCGAGGCGCTTTATGAGATGGTCAACGAGGCGTCGAAGGCGCTGAAACCGTCGGGAAACGTGAAGTGGAAGAGGGGGAGCTGACCTCCTCTTCCGAAGATCATTCAGCATCGTTTTCAGAATATCTCGACCGAGCTTGCGTCTATTTCATGGGCTGCGGGCTGACGGCAGACGAGTTCTGGCACGGCGATTACACGTATTTCAAGTATTATGAGCAAGCGGAAAAAGAGCGTCAGAGACGGCGCAATTTCTTCTCTTGGCTCGACGGAATGTATATCCAGCACGCGCTCGCCGCGACTGTTGGAAATATGTTCAGGGAAAAGGGCGCCGACCCTATAGAATATCCGAGCGAACCGTTCGCAATGGACGCCGACGAGAGGCGGGAGCAGATAGCCCGTCAGGAGAAAGCGAAAGAGAACAGGCAAGCGGAGGAGTTCAAACAAAGGATGACGGCGCTCGCCGCCGCGCACAACGCTAAAAAGGAACTGCGCGGGCTTATGAACGAAAGGAGCGGAAATGGCAGAGGGAATCACGATACGGAACCTGAGGATAAAGGTAACGAGTGACACGTCCGAAGCGGTTTCCGCTCTCGAACGTCTCAAGGGTACTATTTCGAGCCTCAAGGCTTTCGCCGCTACGGGGCTTGATATGAGCAACGCGACGCAAGGCATATCCAAATTTGTCTCCGATATGTCGAAGCTCGACATCGGAACGCAGACTCAGCAGCTTCGCCAGCTTGCCCACGCCGTCGCCGAACTTCGCGCGGCGTCGCAGGACGGATGGGGTATCAATATCGACGGACTCCGCGAAGCTGTAAATCTCTCTAACGAGCTGCGTCAGAACACGGGGCAGACGACGGACGCCGCAAAAGAAATGAACGAAGAGATGGAAAATACCGGCAGGGCTGCTCTTCGGCTGAATCTCAACCTGCGTAACGCAAGAAGCACGATCTTCTCCGTGCTGACTCGAATCGGCAGAATAGCCTTCAACAGACTTATCAGGTCTGCTCTTTCGCTTTTCACGAAAGGAATCGGAGAAGGCTTCACAAATTTCATACACTGGTCGGATTCGGCGAGGGCGTCTATGGACCAGTTCGCCACGTCCTCGACCTATCTCAAGAACTCGATAGCGGCTACCCTTATGCCTATTCTGATAGACCTGATCCCCGTTTTCCAGCGGATCGTGAACTGGATAGCGCAGGCTACCGAGGCAATATCAATGTTCTACGCCTATATGAACGGCAGAGGAACGTATGTCAGAGCGAACAAGGATTACTTCACCGCGTGGAGCGACTCCGCTGACAAGGCGAATCAGAAGGCAAAAGCGTTCAAGGCAACTATCCTCGGATTCGACGAGATCAACGCCCTGAACGACAACTCCGCAACTGGAAGCGGAAGCGGCTCGGCTATCAACTATAACGATATGTTTGAAGAAGCCGAGATCGACATGGAGATTGTCAACCGTGTCAAGGAAATATACGATTACGTTGTCCTGATCGGACAAGTTCTCGCCGGTCTTTGGGTAGCCAAAGAAGTCATAGCTTTCTTTACAATGCTCAATAATATGGGACTCGGAGCAAAGGTAATGACCGCGGGTCTGACGATAGCAGTAGAGTTTGCGCTTGTCAAAAGCTCGGTCGAAAAGATCGCTCTTGGCGAAGGCGGGCTGAAAGAATGGCTGACCGCCGGTCTCGCTGCTGCTCTCGGCACGGCATTCCTCGGATTCATGTTCGGACCGGCGGGAGCCGTTATCGGCATCGGTGTAGCTCTCGTCGCCACCGTCCTCGGCATTGAGTCCGCTCGCAAGATCAAGTGGGAGCAGACGGAGCTTTACAAAGAGATCATGGCAATCAAGGCAAAAGCCGAGGAAAGCATAGAGATCACCAAAGAGATCACCGTCAACATCGAAACAAGGGCGCAGGGTCTTAACGATATATATACCACCTATAATACCGCAATCAAGCTGATAGACAAGATATATGAGCTTGCGGCAGAGGAAACCAAGAGCGACAGCGACATATCGCGGCTGAAGGTGCTTGTTGATACCGTCAATGGTCTCGGCTTCGGAACGCTGATACAGAACTTTGACGAACTTACGGGGTCGGTAAACGATTCAAAGCAGTCCGTCACCGACCTGCTCACCGAGATCACGAAGCTGAGTCTCGGTCAATACGCTTCGGAAAACCTCGGCGCGGCTCTCGACGATCAATCCAGAGCGCAGCAAGCCCTTGACCAAGCCATAGGAGCCGGTGAGGAAACGCTGCAAAAATGGGCTGCATATCTGCTTCAGCAGGGCTTTTCAAATGAGGAAGTGCAGAACGCGGTAATCGCGTTTGAGCAGTATGCAAAAGGTCTTAGAAACACACCTGAACTCGACCAGCTATTTAAAGATTCTTCCGGACATGGCGTACCCGGCGGTCAGGTGTGGGCAGATCTCCAAGAATCATATCAAACTTCTCTCACTGCGATATCCGACGCCGAGCAAGCTGTCAAGGACGCGACCGACGAGGTAGACCGCTATACCAATATAGCAATGGGAAATTTCGAGCTTGAGATGACCGATACGGGACATTGGGTGCTGAACATATTCGACAAGATCAGCGACGGAGCGCACGACGCGGCTGATAATGTGGCTGAATCCTTCTATGGAGCGGCAACAAGCTCGACCGCAGACTTTGACGCTATGGCGCAGAAGATGATCTCGTTCGACGGCACGAACATCACGTTCGACCTCGACGTCGATACTACCGAAGCGGAAGAATCTCTCAATGAATTTGGGGGCTTCTGGGAAAGATTCTTCAACGAGATTAAGGAAAAGTTTGATCCCGCGACCCTCACCGGAATGACGGATAGTCAGTCGTGGGATCTGTACGACCTAACGAATTTTGTCTATCCCTCGGCTTACGCTTCCGGCGGCTTCCCTGAAGACGGACTCTTCTTTGCCAACTCCGGCGAGATGGTCGGCAAGTTCAGCAACGGCAAAACCGCAGTCGCAAACAACGCCGAGATCGTCGAGGGTATCGCAAGCGGCGTGAGACGCGCTATGTCGGACTTCGACGGCGGCGACATCACCGTACAGATAATCAATCCCGACGGCTCCGTAGCGAACGAAACTACGATAACCTCGGCAGAGAGGCGAAATCGCCGCGCAGGGGCAACGGTAATACCCGTGGGGGTGTAAAGATATGACCGGCAATATTATTATGGTAAACGGCGTTGCTCTGCCCGCTCCGAGCAAGTTTCAATGGAGCGAGGCTGACGTCTCCGCGGCAGGGTCCGGGCGTGTCGAAGACGGCACAATGTATAAAAACAAGATCGGAGCTTGCGTCAACATTGAGCTTGCGTGGGATGGCGTGACCACGGCGCAGGCAAAGACGATACTTACTGCATTTGCGGACGAGTATTTCTCCGTGACGTACATTGACCCGCGGCGCGGCTCGGCTCCGAATTACACAGTCACATCGACCTTCTACGTGGGAGACAGAACGGCTCCTATGTATTCATACGCCCTCGACCGTTGGGAAAACATATCATTCAAAATCGTCGAAAGGGGGGTACATTGAGTGATCTCTATTGACGCGGGGCTTAAAACCGCCATTGATAATGGAGAGGCAATGTACCCTCTTCTCATAGCGGTCCGCGAGGGGAACAACTATGCTACGGATAACGCGGAAGGCGATTTTATCAGCATAGCGAACGGCGGTACAGACAAAGCCGTGAAGTCCTATGTTGTAAAAACTGTTCCGGCGCAGAACGGTACGCCTACTCCCTCTTCGCCTATCGCCATTACCGGCAGCTCGGCAACGGCCATCACGCGAGAAGGCAAAAACCTATTCACGCTTTCGCCCGGACGGAACGCTTACACTTGGACGGCAGACGGCGTGGGATTCAGCGCAATAGCCGCAAACACTTCCTCAATAACCTTTCATGGCACAGCCACAGCTAACCGTTCGTTTGCCATTACAGGGCAAAGTTTTACCCTTCCTGCTGGAACGTATGTTGCGTCGCTGACAGTTTATAATAAATTGCAAGTGTCAATAATTGGCAACGGAGTTACGCTTCGGACGCTGTGGAACACCTCTGTTTCATTTACTTTGAGCGTTTCAACGGTAATGACGTTTCAATATGTAGTACGCAACGGCGCGGCTTTTGGATCGTCTGAAACGGTTGGTATTCAAATCGAACGGGATGCTGTTGCTACGGCATACGAAGACTGTGTTACTCCCGAAGTCAGCACTATAACCTACCCTTCCGGGGCGGGAACGGTTTACGGAGCAGACATTGACGCTACAGACGGAGTGTTGCGTAAGACCTACACCAGCGTTATGGCTTCTGAGCTGACATGGAGCAAGTTCGACGCCAGCCGTAACGTATATCAGGCGTCTCTGCCGGGTAAGAAGTCCGGTTCCGCGAATCTGCTGACAACTAAATTTGCGGTGTCCTCCGCTGTTATAGCGCAGTTGGCAAACGGTCAATGCCGGGGCAGCGATTATACTGACAAAATATACTGCGGGTCCGACGAGACGACGATAGAGACGTGGAACACTTGGGTATCCACCGAGGACTTTGAGATCGTTTACGAGATCGAAACCCCCGTCTCATATACCTTTTCGCCTATTACCATAACAACGGTGAGGAACAACAATACTATGTGGGCGTCGGTCGGCACGTCCTATGTGACGTATTATACCGACGTCATCGAGGCAAACGTCAAAGTTTTCACCGCGTCTGATATATGGATGGGCAAATTCGCCGTAGACAGATATGCCACGAATGGCAATGCTCCGTCGATCGGTACTACCATCTCGGCGGAGTGCAACTTCTCTCTGCGATATAACGCGGACTATCTGCAATGGCTCGCCGAGGACAGCGACCTATGTATGTTCGTCGGCTGCCGGTCATATTGGGACTATGACGAGGAACTGCCCGAAATCAATACGGGATCCGAAACTCCGACCGGCAATTACATCTACGTCGGGATGGATACCACGACGCGGACATACGGACATCTCTACTCCGCAAGCGGTACTGACCTCGGTATTCCGATTGTCCCGCTGGGCGTGTTCTCGGCTGACAAGATAAAGACCTCGCCTACGACCATTGAAGTCAGAGGGCTTGACGTTCTCGACAAGCTGGATACGATCGTAACGGGCGCTCGGCTCGGAACGACTACCCCGGATCAGGAAGTTGACAGTCCTACACGTAACTGCGAATATATTCCATTTGACGTAATGGTGCAGAAAATCGCAGAATACGCGGGCGTGTCCGGGCTGACCATCACATACAGAAATCTGCTTTCATCTGATAGAGCGTGGTATCCATATGGCGGAGTCACCGGCAAGAAAACCTTCCGTCAGGTGCTTCAGTATATCGCGCAGCTTTCGGGAATGATTTTTCTTGCACCGGCGAACAAGCGCAGAAGAATCGGCGGGAAATATTTCAGCGTATCTCAAATACCCTCCGTCCTCGACGTCACCCCTTCGGTGAGATATTCGATGACGGTCAATTCCGTTGATACCGTGACACTCGCCTCAATAGGCGTAAGTGACGGCTCCGAGGAATACATCGCCGCCGGATCTGCTGACGGAGTGTACTCGTTGATGGTCGCGGATAATCCGTGGGTACGCAATGCGCCGACTACAGACATAAAGCAGGATTACGCCGACGCGCTGGGGTATCTGCTCACGTCGATATACAGACTCACGTTTACTCCGTTTGAGGCAAGCATTATCCAGCGCCCCGACCTTGAGCTGTACGATCCCGTGACGGTCTATGACGCGAACGGCGATCCGCACATCAGCGCGGTCACGCACATATCGTACAAGCTCAACGGTCCGACCGAAATATCCTGCGCCGGTGACAACATACAGTCAGGTATAGTCAGTTCGTCCACATCTGCCTCGGCAATAAAGCGCGACGCTATATCGGACATATCGCGCGGCGTGTCCAAAGGAGCGAATCTCGCATGGAGAACCGGGTCGAAAAGCATAGCCCTGAAAGGGTATACGATATTTGCGATCACGCTGACCGACGGCACAAACGATTGGACGCTTCCCGCTATCCGCAACGGCTCGGACATATACGGAAGTCTGCAAGTGCAGTCCGGGACGTCGATAAACTCATACCGGGTGCATTTTTCGACGGTAACGGAAACGTCGGCTATGCTTGATTACGCTTGCGTCGGACCCGGCACGTCAACAACGTCGCTTACAGTAAAATCAATTCTCGCTCTTATTTAAGGAGAACGCTATGACTACAATTACCATTGACAAGTATACGATCGAGCCGAACGCAATACCGCTCGGCACGGTCGGCTCTTATGGCGTCGAAGCTCTGCAATTTGAGTTTTCCGACGATTGGACGGGGCTGACCATTGAGACCAATTTCTATGCGGCGGGAAGCTCGACTCCTATTGCGGTCGTGCTGACCGATGACATCGCCGAAGTTCCCGCGGAAGTGACCGCCGTTGCCGGTGTCGGCAAGCTCGTTGTGAGAGGGCTTGCGGACGGCGTGTGCATCAACACCGTCACCGCTCTGCTGCTCGTCAGCGAGACCGAGATCAACCCGGAGCCGACTCCTGTCACTCCCTCCGAGATGGATCAGGTGCTTGCTATCCTCAACGACACGAAAGAGATCGCGCAGAGCGTCCGCGACGAAGCGGATCAAGGCGCTTTTGACGGCGTTTCCGTTGCCAATGCGGAAGTAAACGGCGAAGGACATCTCGTCGTAACGCTCTCGAACGGCAACACCATCGACACGGGCTACGTCATCGGTCCGCAGGGTGAGCAGGGCGAGCAAGGCGAGCAGGGAGTATCCGTCACCAATGTTCAAGTCAACGCGGACAAGCACATTATCGTGACGCTCTCGGATGGCAGCACCATCGACGCGGGCGCTATCGAAGGATATGTGACCGAGGAGGAGTTTTATAAAGTATTTCCGACAAACACTGTGTCAGGCGCTACAGTAACATTTGCTGACGGTGCTGATGATATACCTGTCAAATCATTTGATGTGGATATTCAATTCACGCAGAGCGGCAGCGGCGACCCGTCACCGTCGAATGTACGACCAATCACGGGGCGGATTGGAGCAATTATCGACGTCGGACGCAACTCATCCGAGCCGGAGGTCACGTATGCCGTAGATTGGACAGATGAGGCGGGAACGGTTTACGGTGGCACGCTTGACGTAACGAACGGCGTGCTGACGGTAACGCACGGATATATACTCGGATCGGATTCAAGGTTGGACTGGAGACAGTATTTTAATCCAAATATGCAAACAGGGTTATACTGTTATACGGTTTATCCGAATTTACCGAATCAGAAATCAAAAGATCCTACGCAAAAAATTGTATCGTCGCATTTTACGCAAGTTCGCTTTAATTGGACGACTGTGCGACACGGACAGATGTTTCCCGACTTCGCTGGGGATAGTGTTTATTGTTTTGTCGAAGACATTGATACGTTAAGCGCGTTTAAAGCATGGCTTGCGTCTGCGGGTGTACAATTCGTGTATGAGCTTGAAACGCCTGAAACATATCAGCTCGCGCCTACTGAGATTGCGACGCTTCTCGGACAAAACGTGATCCGGGCGGACACGGGCGATGTGAGCATAACATACAGAGTTGACCCGAACATCGTATACGAGCAAGATCGGCCGTTTACCATCACCGTCACCGTAACATCCCAAACAGCCGGAACTGCCGATAAAACTGCCGACGAGATCATTGCTGCGGTCAACGCGGGAAAGACGCTCCGTGTGATCGGAATACTGGGAACCGTGAATTACACATTTCAGAACATTGTCATATCTCAGAACGACGATCAAATAGCCGTTGCTGCTTACGGTGTAATGGAACCCGAAGGCATATTTACCGATATGTATATGCCGTGGGGTAGCGGCACAGACAATTCGTGGGAGCTGGCTAATTATCAGCTTACGCCTTATGGCGGATAACAGGAGGGTGCTATGCAGGACATCAACGAAAGAGTCGCGTCTCTGGAAACCAATCAGCACAACATTTTCCATCAGCTCGACGAGGTCAAAGCGGAAGTGAAGGATATACACAGCCTCACCGCTTCCGTCGAAAAGATCGCCGTGCAGATGGATTCAACGTCGAAGAAGGTCGATAAGATCGACCTTCGCCTCGACGAGATCGAGCGGGAGCCGAGCGACAACTACAAGTATTATAAACGTGTAATAATAGGGTGCGTGTTGACGGGTATCGTCGGCGCTGTTCTCGGCGCTCTGCTCGCCCTTATAATCAAATAGGAGAGATATGTATGAAGTGTATTCGCTGCGACCTGCCCTCGGAACTTGAGCGTCTTGAAATACACACATTCGCCGACCTGCATATCGGCGACGTATTCGCGGACGAAAAGAGTATAATCACCCGTATCGCCGAAGTGGAGAAGAATCCTAACGCATATCTTATCCTCAACGGCGACCTGATGAACAACGCTACGAAAACCTCCGTCTCGGATTCCTATTCCGAGAAGATCCCGCCGATGACGCAGATCTCGCGGTGCATCGAACTCTTTGAGAAGGTTAAAGACAAGATCCTCACTGTAACGTCGGGCAATCACGAAAACCGCACGTACATCAAAGAGGGCATCGACATCATGGGGCTTGTCTGCGCCCAGCTCGGCATATCGGACAGATACGCCAAAGAGGGCGCGGTCGTGTTCGTGTCCTTCGGCAAATCGACCGTGGGCGGTCCGGGCGCGCTCGGCAAAGACCGCAAGATAATGTACACGATTTACTGTACCCACGGCTCCGGCGGCGGTCGCAAAGAGGGCGCAAAAGCAATACGTCTCGCGGATATGGCTTCTATCATTGACGCGGATATATATATCCATTCGCACACTCACTTGCCGATGATTATGAAGCAGGGCTTCTTCAGGATCAATAATCAGAAACAGACCGTTGTTCCCGTCGAAAAGCTGTTCGTCAACACTTCGGCAATGCTCGATTACGGCGGATACGGTCAGCAATTCGAGATGAAGCCGTCATCGAAGGAGTGTCCGATAATATACCTGACCGGGAATAGAAAACACATGAGCGCAAAGCTCTGAAAGGAGTTATATATGTACTGGAAGAAATGGATAAAGGCGGCGGGAGTCAGAGCGATCAAGACTATCGCACAGACCGCCATAGCCACAATCGGAGCGTCGGCGGTACTTTCGGAAGTGAACTGGCTTACCGTCCTCTCTGCGTCCGTCCTCGCGGGTATCCTCTCGCTCCTGACCTCGCTTGCCGGTCTGCCGGAAGTCAAGGACGATATGGAGATCGAAGTGGAGCTGGAAGACGATGATACTTAACAGATAGGAGTAATTTCTGATGGCTGACAAGATTTTTACCGCGTCCGAGTTTGTCAACAAGCTCAAGGACGTAGCAAACAACTACAAAACGCTGTACGTCATTGGGTGCTTCGGCGCTCCGATGACCGAAAAGAACAAGAAACGCTACATCAACAACGGCTCGCACAACGGCTATAACGCACGTCCTGAGCGGGCTGCCAAAATCAACGCTGCAAGCTCGGACACGTTTGGGTTTGACTGTGTCAACTTGCCAAAAGGTTTGTTTTGGGGCTGGAACGGCGACAAAAACGCGGTGTACGGCGGAGCGCAGTACGCAAGCAACGGCGTACCTGATTTCGGCGCCGACGCGATCGGTAAATACTGCACAGACTTTTCCGCCGACTTCTCCAATATCGTTCCCGGCGAGGCACTGTGGATGGACGGACACGTTGGTATCTACATTGGCGACGGCTTTGCTGTGGAATGTACGCCGATCTGGGACGACAAGGTTCAGATCACCAACGTCGGAAACGTGCGCTCCTCCAAGGCGGGCTATCATACTCGCAAATGGAAGAAGCACGGCAAGCTCATCTGGATTGATTATAAGGAGGAAAAAGAAGTGACCAAAGCAGAAGTTCAGGCAATGATCGACGCCAGTGCAGCGGAGATCCTGAAGCAGACGCAGAAGATGATCGACGCCAGCAAGGAAAAAGTATACAATTACTGGAATCAGCTCCCCGATTGGGCTTATGCGCCTATGATGGCACTTTACAAAAATGGATACTTCTCCGGGCGCAGCACGACAGATCTCGACCTTAATGAGACGCTTATGAGGGCGTCTGTCGAATTGGCGAATGCTCTGAAGAAGCAGGGCATCATAAATTACTGATATGCAACGCTACTACTCCGCTGGGAACAAGAAATATCTGCGTGAAAAGCCAAAAAAGCAATCTCACAACTTCTTGCGAAAACTTCGCACGTTCTTGCGAAAATTCTTTTAAGAATTATAATATATAAATTAAATGCGCTACAAGGGCATTATTTCGCTCTGTGGCGCATTTAATTATTTTGTAGGTATTTATACTAATTTTAAATAAAAATAAAGCACAGCGTGAAATTTGTATACTGTGGGGCAAATGAAAGGCAGATGCTGGCAAAATGTCAACAACTGAATGCACTATAACATAATTCAAGTTATGATACGATTTAATACCTGCTAAAATGGTAGGTATTAAACTATAGGAGCTGGTGTTCAGGTTCCTGCCTCGGTTCCTGACTTGGTTCCTGCCTCAATAGGTACGAAACGGGACATTTCGGGAGTCGCTTAACAAAAAAATGACAAAAATCGAAGACATAAAAAATCCGCTGAACCCCTATAAATCAAGGGATTCAGCGGGTTGGTGGGAGCGGGTGGATTCGGACCACCGAAGTCACTGACAACAGATTTACAGTCTCAATTTATATACCAATAAACGCCGATAAAATAAGGGGTCTACGGACTTTTTTAAAAAAGTTCCTGCCCAAATTCCTCTTTTGAGCAATGCAAATTCATCAATTTAAGCGCGTTTTGTAGCACGTCGTCGCTCTTGTGCGTATAGATTTTTGCGGTCATTTCGACGCTTTCGTGCCCCATCAGCCGACGCGCGACGTTGATCGGGACACCGGCGCGTTCGAGATTCGTACAGAACGTGTGCCGCAGATCGTATTGAGACAGCGTATGATCGACAAGCTGCTCGGTCACTTTGTTATTTATCACATCTGCGCCAGCTGCAACATCCATCAGATTCAGGATCGATTTCCAGCGGTGCGCGAGATATTCGCCGGTCAGCGGTCTGCCGTTCTCCGTTTTGAAAATCAGCTCGCCGGAAGGTCCCTTGCGGAGCTTGTCTGTGGTCGGGCGCAGCGCGTCTACAATCGGGACATCCCGAAGACCCGCAGGATCCTTTTTCTTTTTCGTGTTCTTCGTCTTTTTTATATGTATATACTTATCATCTATATCGCCGTGACGCAGAGCTACGACCTCGCAGGGACGCAGACCGGCATAATACTGAAGCAGAAACGCTGCTCCGTAGCGCGACCCTTCACACGCTTTGAGAAAAAGCTCTGCTTCCGCGTCGGTCAAAGCGCGATGCCCTGATTCCGTTAATCCGTCCGGGACCGTCAGATCCGCCGCAGGGTCATAAGGTATCAGTTTATTGCGATACGCCTCACGGAACATCCCGGTCAGCGTGTTCTTGATATGCAGCGCGTGGGATTTGCTCTTTCCGCGCTGGGCGTTGAGAATCTTCTGCAAATCCACCGGGCGGACGTCTTGCAACTTGAGCTTGCCGATGGCGGGAAGGATATGCAGCCGCAGCAGCGTTTCGTAAAGCTCTGCGCTTTTTTGGACTACGTTTGGCTCTTTATATTCCGACAGCCATACATCTGACCAAGCCGCGACAGACGTACCCGCTTTACTGCCGACAACCTCGCCGTCATCAATGGCGTTTTTCTTTTTTCGCACCTTTTCCTCAAGTTCTGCTTGGGTGGGTGCGGTGACGTCTATACAGATGCCTTTATAGACTCTTTGGTAACGTGGTTGTGTACTCTTGCGTGGCATCAGTATCACTCCTTAATAGAAGTTATCCCATAGTTTTATGTCATTGCTTTTAGCGAGAGATATGGCGGCTTTGGTAAAATAACTGTTTGTAACTACTATGCCTTCGTCAGCTTCATAATATCCCATTGCTCCCAGCACCTCTTGAACGGCACTTACACCTACCGACTTTGAATAGTATTTGCATTGAAAGACATATAATTTTCTTTTTTTGCGAGCTATAATATCAGCTCCGTAATCCCCCGTCTCTTTCGTCATCTTTATATGACTATATCCGAGTTCGCGGAGCTGACCCGCTACATAATACTCATAATCAATGCCGGTAAACTTTATCCCGCCGTAAGCAACGTCAGATATGCGGTATTTGGATTTATACTTTATCCGTCTTTTGCGCGGGTGCTTTTTTCGGTAATCAACAATACTGTTCCATATGCCTACTACGGTGCCGAGAATTACTCCCGACAAGATAGTAATTTGAAATTCACTCAAAACTTCGCCCTCAACTCAACGACCTTACCGAAGACTCGGATCGGGAGGTCTTTTATCTCCTGATTGGAATAAAACTGCGGAGCATAGGCAGGATTAAGCGCAATCAGAAAGATGCCTTCGGGCGTCTTTTTTATTTTCTTGCACGTCGCGTCCGTCCCATTGACGAACACTATCGCTATATCTCCGTCCTCGACTTCGGGCTGAATACGCACGATAACGACGTCGCCCTCGCTCATCTTCGGCTCCATTGAATCGCCGTGGATGACAAGCCCGCAATACTCGAACGAATGGTCGGTATCAAGCGACAACTGCTCCATATCGACCACATCCTCTATCGCCTCAATGGGGATCCCTGCGGCGACTCTACCGAGGACACGCACCCAACCGTCGGGCGTGGTGTCCTTGCCAAGCAGATAATCGACGGACACGCCGAAATAATCGGCTATACGTTGAAGGATATGTGCTTTGGGGGTTGTACCATAGGTTTTCCAGTTGGAAACGGACGATTTATTTATGCCTATCTCGATTGCAACTCGACTTGGTGTCACTCCATTTTCTCTACAGATAGCTCGGAACTTGTCATAAAACACAAAAAACACCTCCTATTTTTGTGCAACACTAACAAAGTTGGAATATTGCAACCTTTTCTATTGACAAGTTCAAATTTTAGTGCTATTATATTGGCATAGGGTTGGTAAATTCAAACTTATGAAAGAGGCGAGATGCAATACTGCAACTTGTGCTTTCGATATTAAACTCGGCAAAGTTAATATATCACATTAGTTGGAATTTGTCAACCCTTTAACGAAAAAAGGAGGAGATAAGATGGACGAATGGATCGCCGAAGCGGTCGGCAAGATGCACATAAACCGCATCACCAATAACGAGCTTGCGGCTCATCTCGGTTATAATCCCAAATATGTCTCAATGGTGCTGAACGGCAAGAAAACGCCCAAGAAGGCGCAGGAAGTCTTTATGCGAGGCATTGACGAGATTATAGCAGAGCGAAACAAAACCTAACCTAAAACCAAAACAAAGCAAGCACCCATATCAGGCGGCATTGCCTTCGCCGTCGCTCACGGCGAATCCTCCGATATGGTGAATATAATGCGGTGGCGGAATAGGTAGACGCTGGGCGGGTCAGGTAATCGAATATAATCAGTACAAGCCGTAATGTGGAATCCGGTGATGATTATGTTGGGGACGAGGCGTACACTCGGAAGATTGCCATGCAAGGTGCAAATCCTTGCCCGCATTGCCTATGTACTCAGGCGTTAGCAACACGGCGGTGCCGCCTGATACGGGTGCTTGGGATTAAGAGGAGACAAGATGAGAGAATTATCGCTCGGAAGTTTATTTGACGGAGCGGGAGGGTTCCCTTTCGCGGGGCAACAATGCGGAATACGCCCGGTATGGGCGAGCGAGATCGAAAGGTTTCCTATTCAGGTTACAAGTAAACGCTTCCCTAACATGAAGCATCTCGGCGACGTTACGAAAATCAACGGCGCGGAGATCGAGCCGGTCGATATTATCACTTTCGGGTCGCCATGTCAGGATCTTTCGGTCGCGGGCAAGCAAGCTGGCTTGTCAGGCGAGCGGTCGGGGCTGTTTATGGAAGCGATCCGAATAATCAAAGAAATGAGAGAGGCAACCAATGGAGAATATCCAACTTTCGCTGTTTGGGAAAACGTCCCCGGAGCATTCAGCTCCCACAAGGGAGCGGACTTCAGAACAGTCCTTGAAGAATTCTGCAGAATTAAAGACGGTGACGCCGTTGTCCCTCGACCTCCGAAAGGAAAGTGGGCTGATGCCGGAGAGATTGTGGGAGACGGGTATTCCGTCGGATGGCGAGTCCTCGACGCTCAATTTTGGGGCGTACCCCAAAGACGTAGAAGAATCTTTCTTGTCGGAGATTTTAGAGGCGGACGTGCCGGAAAAATACTCTTTGAGCGCGACGGCTTGCAAAGGAGTTTTGCGGAGAGCCGAGAATCGTGGCAAGGAATTACCAAGTCTCTTGCGTTTGGCTCTGGAGATACAAGCCGGTGCTACTGTCTGCAAGGCAACGGAATCGACCGAGCAGACACCGCCGGGTGCAATGGACGCGGATGGAGAGAAGACATATGCTACACGCTGAACACGATAGACCGCCCAGCGGTAGTGTTCGCGGTAGAGAACCATCCCGCGGATTCGCGAGTCAGTATAGATAACAGCGGTCAATGTCAGACGCTTGCTTCGCGGATGGGTACAGGCGGCGGTAATGTGCCAATGGTACTTTGTGTCCGCGAGCGATGCGGATGTGAAGGCGGTGGCAAAGGTTGCTTAATACAAAATAATGTCAGCGGAACGATAGCAACAAACAACGACCAATTCCTCTGCATAGCTCTTGACCGCTCTGCTTATAATCAAGGACAGAATGCACAATTTGATATGGGCATTGACGAAGATGGGACGGCTTTTACGGTCATCGCCAAAGGGTCTGGTCTGGTGTGCTATTGTAGAGCGACCGATCTATATAATGCAAATTTTACAGATCAGGTCGGATGCTCCCTAAGAGCAAAGTCTAATGATTGTACTCATGGACCAACGATACTTATAATAACGCCCAATGATCTATACATAAGACGGCTTACGCCAACTGAGAGTGGACGTCTGCAAGGAATGCCGGACTGGTGGTGCGACGATATTCCGCATAGCGATTCGGCGGAATACAAGATGTGGGGCAATGGAATGGCTCTTCCGTGCGTATTGTACGTTATGGAAGGAATCGCACAAGAATTAAAGGAGACAAGAAAATGAAAAGAAGCATTAACGAATTGCTTGCATACCTCTTTGCCGTGCTTTTCGGCGGGGCAGCGTGCTGGGCGCTGGGTACGGACCGGTGCGTGGCGAGCATTGTTGCGATGTGCGTGATGAGTGCGCTTTGCACATTCTTTACGGGGCTGACGCTGTTTGAGATCTACGACGCGCTGAAAGCGAGGAAGAAAAGATGAAGATACGCCTCTACCAGACCGACAAAGGCAGCGCGTTCGTGGACTATGATACGACCTGCAAGCTCTACGGCTGCGTTGACTTGCACGGCTATCAGACGCGCTTCGCGGGCAACGTCGATTTCATCACTAAAGACTTCACGATGTCCGACCTTGAAAAGCTCTACGAGCTATTCAACGTGAATCCGCCCGAAAAGTTCACCGGCAGGTCAATGAGCGTCAGCGACATTATAGTGATCGAGGGAGTAAATCCCTATCGGTTTTTCTTCTGCGACAATGTAGGCTTCCGCGAACTGCGGTGGGCAGAGCCTGACAAGCCCGGATCTCTTAAGATGCAGGAGGTGGCGAGATGATGCGCATCGTATGCATCTGCGACAGATGCGGGCAGGAATACTCCGGGGAGGACGTCGCCCAGAGGCGCGTGGGCTTCATCAAGGAACACGATAATTTCCGAAGGATGAGCGAAGCGTCTGCCGTAGTGAGCTTCTGGGATATGCAAAAAAAAATAAAAGAGCCTTACAAACTGGATTTCTGCCCCAAATGTATGTATGAGTTTCTTATCTGGTTCGACCGCAAGGAGAGCGAAGAATGACCGAGCAGTTGAATATGTTCGGGGAACGCGATCCTGCTCAAATCGTCGCCGAATGGCTCGTAGAATGGCACGATCATCTTGTTAAGTGCGGGCATATCACAAAGAAACATATCGGGTATGAACTTGCAGATTACGTACTCGGCGAGTTCTCCCACTATTCGGGCGGAACGGCGCACGGATCGCTTGCAGACGCAGGCTACAAATGGTACGACTTCAGCCCGAAGGGGTGTCACCTTAATCAAAGGTGTTACATGGGCGGCGAAGTGTTTATCAAGAAAAGTGCGATCCTCCGCGTCCTCGGAATCAGGGACGACGGCAGGGATATTATGAAAGAGGAGATAAGCTAATGGCAAAGAAAATCAGCGTGCTGATAAAGGATCCCGGCATGAAGCCGAGACACGTATGGATCAGCAACACACTTGAAAATTTTCAGCGTACCGTCGGCGGGTATATCGAAACCGTAACGCCGGGGTCTGACTGGTGTATCATCTGCAACGAGGAGGGGCTGATCCACGGTCTGCCGTACAACTGCGAGATCTGCGGAGTGAACTTCGTCGGCACGATCATCATCTGCGGGGTCAAGGGTGACGAGTTCGCCGATCTCCCGGTCAATTATGCGACGATAAAGAAGCACTTTCCGCAGCTCTGGGAGGTGGAGAGATGAACGACAAGCAGTTAGCACGCGACGTCGTCAAGATCATCGACGAGAATCTCCGGCTCCGGCGGGAGAACGCGCAGCTCCGCGGCGACAACAAGTGGCTGAGAAGCGTGCTTGCGGTCGCGCTGGAAGGCAGACCGGCGGTGGTGATACGCGACGACCTGCTCCGGGACGCGCCCGAGATCGTCCAGAGCGAGAACATGGGCGATGAGCTTATCATTACGGTCCGCCGCAGATGAAGCAGAAGGGAGAAACATGAAAACATTCCGAGTTTATCTTAATGCCTTCGAATATATAACCGTTGAATCGGATGACTTCAAGTTAGAAGATGGTGGTATTCTTGAATTTTATAATAGAAAATTCAGAAATCCCGATGCTCCCGGATGTATTCTTCAAGTATATGATGACATATTAGTCGCCAGTTTTAACTGGAAAAACATTTTCGGTTTTATGGAGGTTGACACAAACGATGGCGAGGGTTAAACAAGTTATCAACTTGCCCTTGCAGGAGTCGATCACGCGCGAGATCAAGCGCGAATACGGCGCGTTTATATCCCGAGCGCAGTTGAGAGAATACCTCTGCGTCGGCAAGAATCGGCGTGACATATTCGAGTCGATCCCGACGTTTACGATCACTCCGGGCAAGATCAGCTACCGCGCGTCCGACGTCGCCGCTTGGCTCGCCGAGAATGCCGTAGGAGCGGCAAAATAACGCTAAATACCTAAAGCCAATATAAGGAGGTGAGAATATGAAGTGTCCGAAATGCGGAAACGAGGACGTCGATAAGCTGTATTGGGATGTATCCAACGACGTCGCGGGCGAATACGAATGCGTCGGTTGCGATATGTGCGTCGTAGAGGCGTCGCCCGACGATCCGGATTATCTGTCCGTACTCGTTGATAAATACGGCGTATCCGAAGACGAATAGCAGCGGATATGAACCGCACACCACAGACCCGTAATGCAGCGGCGAGGAATGGTGCCGAAGTGCAGGGGCATTGTCCTGAATGGATACGCGGCGGCGCAGTAAGGACGGATATGAGGCGAACGGCCCTGCTATGGAGCTGCACCGACGGCCCCGCAGCGCAGAGGCAGAGAACGGACGAGAGACGCGGCGGCTATGTGACGCGCTAAACCGATGCGCTTTGAGAGGCGATGCGACGGAATTGGGAAGCAGCGACTCGCGCTGAGCGGCAGCGGCTTTGTACTGCAAACTATAGCGAGGGAACTGCATAAGTATGCAATGTTCTGCAAAGGCAAAGTTAAGTTTGCATTGCGATGCTAAGGCAGAGGAAAGTTCAGATACGCAAAGACCGGCTGAGGCAATGCTTCGCCTCGAAATGCGGCGGAATGGCAAGGCGTTTTTCCGATCTGCAAAGGCAGGGTATGGCGGTGTAACGACGCGCTGAGGCAAGGCGAGGCGATATTAAGTTCTGCAATGGCAATGAGTGGAGTTGTTGTGAGGCGCAACGGCAACGTAACGATGGGTCACGCAAGGGCAATGTGACGCTATGAAGAGCATGGCAGCGGCTAAGCAAAGACAAAAGTCAAAAAAACAAAAGGAGAAAAGAACAATGAAAGAACTGAAAACCAAAATCACATTTTTCGAGCCGATTCTCGGATCGGCGTCAGGCAACCCGGAGATCCACAGCGAGTTCATCGCGTCGAAGGCTCCCGACGCCGCCTCCCGCGAAGAGGAAGTCGAAGCCATCGGAGCGGCAGAGGTCGAGAAGAAGGAAATGACCGTCTTCGCCCGCGACGCGGAAGGCAGACCGTGCCTCTGGGATTATCAGATCAAGGGCTTTTTCAAACACGCTTGCGGTATGCTCAAGAACGTACCCGGCACAGAGTCCTCAAAGATCAAAGCGTTCAAAAAGTATATCGACGGTCTCGTTTTTGTGAATGAGCGTATGATCCCGCTCTGCTTTGAGGGCGAGATCGGCAACTGCCAGCGACCGCTCCGCGGTCAGACAGCGCAGGGTGAGAGGATAGCCCTTGCCAATTCGGAACAATGCCCTGCCGGTACGGAGATCACCGTCACCGTAAAGGTGCTGAAGGACGATCTTATCCCCGCCGTGAAGGAGTGGCTTGATTACGGTCAGCTCAACGGGCTTGGACAATGGCATAATTCCGGCAAGGGCAGATTCACTTGGGAGGAGATCGCATGACGATATTCGAGATAGACAACAGCATAAGGGCGCTGATGGAAGGAGCCGTTGACGCGGAAACGGGCGAAGTCCTCGACGCGGATGAGCTGCTTGCACAATACAAAGAGCTTGCAATGGCGCGTGAAGAGAAGATAGACAATACTATCCGATACTTCAAGGAAACGCTGGCTCTGGCAAAGGCGCTCGCTGACGAGATCAAGGCGCTGACTGAGAGAAAGCGCGTCCTTGAGAACAAGGCGGAGCGGACAAAAAAGCTCATCGAGACGGTCATGGCGGGCGAGAAGTACACTTCCGCAGCCGGAGCAATCTCTTACAGAGGAAGCGAATCCGCCGAGCCTGACGACCAGTTTATCGAGTGGGCGGAAAAGAACGCTCCCGAACTTCTGAAGGTTGAAATCAAGGCGGATAAGACCGCCATCAAGGAAGCGATCAAAGCGGGCAAGACCGTTGAACACGCAGAAATCGTCAAGAAGCAGAACATACAGATCAAGTGAGGTAAGAAATGGCTGAAAACACAAACTTGAAGATATACAACGCCCTGCGTGAAGTCCCCGACGACGCGCAGAAAACCATAAGCGCGGGCAGACTCAAGGGTATGACCGATATTAACCCTATGTGGCGAATAAAGGCTCTGACCGAGCAGTTCGGACCCTGCGGCATAGGGTGGAAATATGAGATAGACGACCAGTGGACCGAGGAATCCCCGGAGACAAAGGAGATCGCCGCGTTCTGCAATTTGCGCTTGTATATCAAGTATAAGGACGCATGGAGTGATCCCATTTACGGGACCGGCGGCAGTATGTTCGTCGCCTCCGAGAGAAACGGTCTCCACGCCTCTGACGAGTGCTACAAGATGGCTCTCACGGACGCAATATCGGTCGCTTGCAAAGCTCTCGGCGTTGGAGCGGACGTCTACTGGAACAAGGATAAAACGAAGTATGACTCCGACGATACCCCTTCAAAGCCGAAGGACGTGCCGCAAGAAGCGCCGAAGATGACCTACGAAAAGGCGCTGAAGTACAAGGTCGGCGATGAAACGCTTGACGAGATCATCAAGCGCGACGGTATGAAGTCCCTGCGTGGGATCTACAATGCCGGAGACAGATTTTGCCGTGAAGCCATAAACGCTATCATGGAAGAAGCCGCAAAACGCAGAACCGAGGCGGCGAAAAATGCGTCTGAAGGCAAGTGACTTTCGGGCGTCCATAGACTTGTCCGGGGGTATGACGGTGAGCTTCGCCGTATCTCCCCGGTCGGTCGGGGACGCAAAGGCAGCCTACGACGAGCTGAACGGACGCGACCTTGAAATCACCGTCAAGCCGTGGCGGGAAAAGCGGTCGAAAAACGCCAATGACTATCTATGGGAATTGTGTACCCGCCTTGCCGAGAAAATCGGATCCACCAAAGACGACGTATACAGACACCATATTCGCATGATGGGCGTGAACGAGATATACACCATTTCCGAGGAGGCGGTGGACGCCTTCAACGAGATATGGCAGAAGAACGGTACGGGTTGGTTTATCGACCGGCTCGACACGTTCTCCGGGCTATGCACGATAGCGGTATACTCAGGATCCTCACAATATGATACGGCGCAGATGTCGAGACTCATTTCCTCGGTCATCGAGGACTGCAAGGAGCAAGGCATAGAGACCGCCACGCCCGACGAGATAGCGAGAATGGAGTCACGATGGGAACAATCAACGAAAAGAAATGCCTGATCTGCCACAGCCAAAGCAACCTCCACAGACACCACGTCTTTCAGGGGTCGCTCCGGCAGCGTTCCGAGGATAACGGTATGGTGGTCTGGCTCTGCTTCAATCACCACGTCGGGGACGAGGGCGTTCATAATCACCCTTCCCTCGACCGGATCGTGAAGCAGTACGCGCAGAGGCATTTCGAGAAAACGCACACACGTCAAGAATTTCTTGAGATTTTCCATAAAAATTATTTATAAGGAGATAAGGATGGAAATCATCGACTATATCCCACGCGGCAAAGAGAACGCGATCACGCGTCACGAGCTTTCGAAGCAGTCCGGACTCAGGGACCGTGTCATGCGGGACGATATCATGGCGGCGCGGTACGCCGTGCCGATCATATCGTCCGGAAAGGGCTACTACAAGCCGACCTGCGTCACCGACGTCATCAAATGGGTGGATCAGGAGATGCACCGCGCGTTCTCGGTCTTCCGGGCGCT